AGAATCGCAAGGTTATTTAAAAGGACAACCCGAAAAGTTCAGTGAACATCCTGCTATAGACGACTGGGTTGATGCGGCAGGTTATTTTATCAACCGCAAATGGTCGCTGGGCAGACCAATCGTGGTAACAGATATAGGTATGTCACGATGATAGACTTCAAGAATCCAAAATATAGAGACAACGTAGAAAAGTGGGAATTAGTAAATGACATTTGCGATTCCAACAACCTCAAAAAGTATTTAGTTCAATTAAACCCCAGAGATGTATCTGTTGAGAATGTAGAGCGCAACTCGCAGTTCTTTAAGCGTAGTGTATTCGCAGCAGTCGCAGGATATACCAGTCGCGGGTTCGTAGGTAAAGCATTCACAAAGCCCCCAACGCTAGAAGTTCCTGATGAGCTTGCTTATGTATCAACGAATGTAAACGGTGCAGGCGCATCTATCTATCAACAATCGCAGGAAGTTATGCGCGATGTCATTCGCGTTGGTCGCTGTGGTTTATTGGTAGATTTTCCCACCACAGAAGGCGAAGTATCACGCGCTGATATTCTTAGCGGCAACATCTTCGCTACTATCACTCGATTTGATTGTAGAGACATTATTAACTGGCAGACTAAGCGAATCGGTTCTAAGGTTATGCCAACTCTCGTTGTATTAACTTCAACAGTAAGTGAGCCAAAGTCTGACGGATATGAACATGAAGTAAAAGATATTTGGATAGAATTAGCGTTAGAAGAGGGCGTATATGTGCAGCGTGAGTGGCGCAAAGATAATCACAACGATTTCTATATACACAGCGAGACCATTCCACGCGATGGATTCGGTAATACATTAGACTATTTGCCTTTTGTATTTATTGGCTCAGAAATGAATACAACCAATGTTGATCACCCTCCTATGTACGATTTGGCTAAAATAAATCTAGGTCATTACAACAACTCGGCTATCTACGAAGACTCAGTATTTACAGTCGGGCAGGTTCAACCGTGGATGTCTGGGCTAAACCAAGAAACTATTGAACTAATGCAATCAAATAATATGTATATCGGCTCAGGTAGATTAATAGGCGTTCCATCAGGTGAAACTTTTGGCTTTGCTCAGGCGAGGGGTAATATGCTTGCTCGTGAAGCCATGATGGATAAAGTTGAGCTAATGATTGGTTTAGGCGCAATGTTTATGCAGTCAGGTGGTGCGGCTAAGACAGCTACCCAGATAGATGGTGAGTTAATGTCTCAGCACTCAGTTTTATCACTGATAGCGCACAATGTTTCGGAAGCCTACTACGATGCCCTTAAAATGGCAGCGCAATTTATGGGAGTCGGTGGCGATGCTGAGTGTAAATATATTATCAGCCAAGACTTTATTGACCCTAAAGCAGACGCGCAAATGCTGAACGCTGTGGTTGCTTCATTCTTGCAAGGTGTTCTGCCGATTAGTGATCTATTTGCTTGGCAGAAGAAACACGGTCTGATTCATGCCGAAAAAGAGCTTGATGATTATCAAGAAGAAATCGGTATGCAAGGCGGCATGGTTGACCTAGAGGAAGACTAATGGCTACAGCACCAGAGGAGCTAATAAACATAGCGACTCGTCACCAAGTCTATCTCGAAAGGCTAAAGACAGGCGAAGCTAACAAGGTTGGCGATTTTCTAAAGAAGATTGACCAATCTGTTACTGCGCGTTTAGCTAATAGGGACTTAACAGAGTTCTCACGAGATAGGCTTAACCAGTTGTTGCTTTCTGTGAGGTCAGACATGGCGATATTGGCGCAGGAGTTCACTAACACAGTGGCCTTGCAGTCTATTGACTTAGCTGATTACGAATCCAGTTTTGAGATTAAGGCGTTAGGTCAAGTTGCCGCTGCTGACTTTGTTGTGCCTACTGCTGCTGCATTAGAGTTTGCCGTATTTAACAATCCATTAACTATAGTGGGCGCAGACAATGGTAAGTTGCTAAAGCCTTTTGTTAAAGGATTGACTGAAAGGACTCTAGAAAGAGTTAGTGGTGCAATATCTGCGGGATATTACGAAGGACAGACCACTAGTCAAATCTTGCAAGCTGTGCGTGGTACTAGGGCTAACAAGTTTACAGATGGTGTATTGTTTCAAATGAACAACGCAGCCAAGACTATTACCAGAACTGCACTACAACACGCAGCCGTTCAATCAAGGGAACAAGTCTGGCAGAATAATTCTGATATAGTAAAAGCCGTTAGATGGGTTAGCGTACTAGATAGCCGAACCTCTCCGCAGTGCCGTTTCTACGATGGTCAGCAATTTCCTACAGACAAAGGACCACGACCACCTATCCACCCCAATTGTCGCAGCACTATAGTGGCAGTGCTAGATGATAGGTTTGCTTTCTTGCGTGAAGGAGCCACCAGAAGTGCGCGAGGAGCAGACGGAAAAGTAACTTCTATTCCTGCTGACCAAACTTACTACGGTTGGCTAAAAAAACAACCTGCTGCGTTTCAAGACTCGGCTATAGGCAAAAGCAGGGGTGCGTTACTCCGCAGAGGCGGTTTAACTTCTGAAAAGTTTACTAAGTTACAGCTAAATAAGAATTTTGAACCAATGACTTTAAAAGAAATGAAGGCTTTAGAACCAGTAGCATTTGAAAAAGCAGGATTGGACTAGCATTGACATAAAATTTTTGCAAGTTACAATGACCGAATCGTAAGTTGGGCTTACTTTAATCACAGGGTGATAAAATGATTGAATATCAGTTAAAAAGTTTAGAAGACATTGACGAAACCTTACACGGACTCTACGAGCAAACAGATACAGGGTATCAGCTTAAAGTCACAGGGATTCCTGCACCAGATCAAGAAGATTTGACTGGTCTCAAGAATAAAGTCGATGAATTGTTGCGAGAAAAGAAAGCAGCATCGCAGAAAGCACGAGAAGCCACGGAACAGGCAGAAGCAGCAAGACTTGAAGCGGCAAAGAAAGGCAATGACACTGAGGCTTTAGATAAATCTTGGCAAGAAAAGTTTAATGCTAGGGAAGTCGAGCTAAAGAAAGAGCTAGATGCAATGTCAGGCACTCTTGTGAAATTAACGAGTGGGCAAACGGCAACGAAGATAGCAGCAGAGATAGCAGTTCAAGGTTCGGCAGATGTTTTACTGCCACACCTAGAAAAGCGATTGAAAACAGAATTTAGAGAAGGCAGTCCTGTTACTGTTGTTCTCGACAAAGATGGTAAGCCTTCGGCTATGTCAGTTGAGGAGCTTAAAGCAGAATTCCAGAATAGCGCGGCTTTTGCTCCGTTAATTGTGGGAACTAAGGCCAATGGCGCAGGGCGTACAGGTGGCAATGAATCTAGCGGGGCTAGAGTCAATGAAATAAGTCGGTCAGAATTTGACCGAATGAACCAAGCGCAACGCGCAAACTTCGCCAAAAATGGCGGTAAACTTAAAGATGATTAAAGGTAAACTCTCATGGCTAATGTTCTTACTGACTTAGCGGCAGACATCTACAAAGCGGCAGACATCGTTGGTCGTGAGCTTGTTGGTGTTATCCCTTCCGCGACAATTAACTCAGATGCTACAGAACGCGCAGCACAAGGCGATACTATTCGTTCCTTTGCTACACGTAATGCGACTGTTACAACTGTTTCACCGTCAATGACTATTCCCGAAGGTACTGACCAAACTGTAGATAATAAGACGATGACTCTTAGCACTACAGCATCGGTTCAGATTCCGTGGACAGGCGAAGACATGAAGCACGTCAACAATGGCGCAGGATTTGAAACTATTTACGGTGATCAGATTCAGCAAGCTATGCGCGCCATCTCTAACCAAATCGAATCCGAAGTTGCGACTGATGTTGCTAACAATGCTTCACGCGCATTTGGTACTGCCGGCACAACTCCTTTCGGTAGTAACTTTGCCGAAGTTGCTGAGATTCGCCAGATTCTCGTAGATAACGGTATGCCTTCAAATGACGGTATGGCTTCTATTGTAATGAACAGCGTTGCAGGTACTAACTTGCGACAGCTAGCTTCACTGCAATCAGTCAATACTGCGGGTTCTAGCGACCTGCTCCGTCAAGGCACTTTGCTCGACCTCCAAGGCTTGATGATTAAAGAGTCTGCGGGTATTGCAAGCCACACCAAAGGCACTGGCGCAAGCTACATCACTGACGGCACTTACGCTGTTGGCGATACTGCAATTACAGTTGACGGCGGTACTGGTACTATTCTTGCAGGTGATGTAATAACTTTTGCGGGCGATACTAACAAGTATGTCGTAACTGGCGCTCTTTCAGGTGGTGTTGTAACTATCGGTGCTACTGGTCTACGCGAAACTCTCGCTGATGGCGTTGCTCTGACTGTTGGTGATAGCTTCACTGGTAACGTAGCTTTCCACAAGGCTGCTGTTGAGGTTGGTATGCGTCCAATGGCTCAACCTGCCGGCGGTGACGCTGCTGTTGACCGTCTGACAGTACAAGACCCAGTTAGCGGTCTGGTGTTTGAAATAGCTGCCTACAAAGGCTACAACAAGGCAATGTTTGATGTGTCTTGCTTGTACGGCTACAAAGTATGGAAGCCTGACTTCGCTGCTGTACTTCTCGGCTAAACGGAATGGGGTGGCTTCGGTCGCCCCTTTTCCCTTTCTGGGGTTATCATGGCAAAAGATTCAAGACTCACTCGTTTAGGTCTGGATAAGTACAACCAACCAAAGCGCACTCCTAACCATCCGACCAAATCCCATGTCGTTGTCGCAAAAGAAGGTGATAAAGTGAAAACGATTCGCTTCGGACAACAGGGAGTTTCCGGTTCACCAAAAC